AATTCCACCAACAAGCCTATCAAGTTGTGCATCAATAATCTTATCTCTAATTCTATTTAATACATTTGTCATTGCTTGTCCAAAAGATTGTGCGCCTGTTATTGAATCTCTTAAATTATCTTTAATACTTGTTTCTATAGAAGACCCAATCTCATCAAATTTATTTTTTAACTCATCGGCCTCAGTTTTTTGTTTTTTAAGTGCTTCTGTGCCTTCAATATATTTTGTAATTACATCCCTCATACCTTCGCCATGAATTGCAACAAGAGCATTTATTTCTTGTTGTATTTGTACTTGTTTTAAATTTCCATCAACTGCTGCTTGTGCTAAAACTTTTTGATCGCTTAATTGATCTATCAATTTACCTTTAGCCTTAACAGCATCCATTTCTGCCTGTTCATAAGCTATTGCTTTTGCAAGATTATCTTTTTCTAGTTTATTTATTTCTTCTTGAATCTTTTTATTTTCTTCTTTTTTATCTGCAATATTTTTATTTTTTTGTGCAATAGCTTCTGATTTAGTAAGCTGTTCTTGTAAAGGTTTTAACTGATCATTTAATGATTTTATTTGTCTTTTTAGGCTTTGATCTACTCTATTACTTGAACCTAATCTTGCCTCTAACTTAGCTTTTTGTGCTTGTATTGCTTTTATCGCCGCTTTTAACTCTTCTTCACCACCTTCTTTAACAAGTCTGTTGTATTCTTTTTGTTTATCTATATGTTTAATAACAGCAGTCGTTATTGCTCCAATAGCTATAGCAACAGCACCAAACCCTGTGGCTAAAGTAGCTAATTTTAAAGCACCTAAAGCTAAAGTTAATTTTCCAATACCACCAGAGGCTAAAAGACTTGTTGCAGCCATACCTTTAAAGCCACCACTAGCTATCAATGCTTGCGTACCCACTAAACTTAATTGTGTTGCAGCTATAGTTAAGGCAGTTTTTAATAAGGCTACGGCAACAGTCACTCCTTTAATAGCAAAAGCTACTCCAGTAAATATTGCAGCGGTTGTTCCTATAGGTGAATTAAAAAATTCTGTTACTGCCGCTGTCAAATCGGTAATTCCTTTTATTACAGGTAAAACAGCAGGCGAAAGTAAATCTCCAAATGCTCTTGATAAGTTTTCCGCTTCATTTCCTAAGTCTTTAAATACTTGCGTTGGATCATTTTCTAATAATGCCTTAAGCGAAGCTGCGCCATCAACTTCTACTTTTTTTAATGCCCTAATAACAACATCACTTGTCAATTTACCTTCAGAAGCAAATTTCTTTAACCCTCCAACTGTTGTATCTAATTCTTCTGCTATGGGTGCTAAAAGAGTCGGGACTTGTTCTGCAATTGATCTAAATTCATCCCCTTGTAAACGCCCAGAACCTAACGCCTGCGCTAACTGTCGAAATGCATTTGATGATTCCATCGCGGACGCCCCCGCCAGTTTTGCAGCGGTATTAAATCCAATAAATGTAGTTCTTATATCCTCGACTTCAACTCCTAAAGGCTGTAATCTTGCAGTAATATCTGTAATACCTTCAAGCGCTTCTGTTGCACTTAAGCCGAATGATTTTTGCGCTTCTGCCGCTATTTCTTGTGATCTTGCAAAAGTTCCAGATGCTTTTGTCAACAAACCAAGCCTAACATTTAATTTTTCAAAATTTGCTGAAGTATTTACAGCCTGTCTTGCTAAAACTGTTAAACCTACACCAGCAATAACTCTTTGCAGTCCACCAAATGATTTCTGAAGGGAGTTTGTTTTACTTTGTACTCCCTGTAATGCTCTAGTTGCACCACTGGCATCTACAGTAAGTTTTACATTTGCCTGTGCCACAAATAAAAAAAGCCTTTATTATATATTACCTTGAATTGTGCTTTTGTCGTTGCGCTGCTCTTTTTTCTTCTTCAAATTTGTTTTCATAATATGCAGCCCAATATATTAACTCTTCCTGTGTAATTAGTTTTCTTAATTCTTGTAATGTTTTTCCTAATTCTGTTGCGAGAAAAAATTCAAAATTTATCCAATTATCTCGCTTTAGTCGTTTTTTGCTGTATCTACATCAAGTTTTATATCAAATAAAAATAGTTCTATTTCATTTAATACATTTTCTGGAAGTTCTCTTTGTAAGTTTGGGGCATCTGCAAGAGCAAAAGCCTTTGTGCCATCTTCAAGTTCTGCCATTTGACATAGTAATTGAGTTGATACAGTCAAAGCTTCATCTGTGCCAGCTACACTTTGAGCTTTTTGTCTATCAAACCTTGTAAGTGGTTTAAAATATAAATCAACAACTTTTTCTCCTTTCGAGTTTTTAAATTCATACTTTCTTCTTACGGACATTTGATCTCCGTAAGATTCAGTAATTAAATCAATTGTTCTTTTGATTGCCATATTAAGTTGGGGTTGTTATTTAAAATGTACTATATAGCTGAAGTTATAGTACCGCTTGTTGTAAAACTAATATTTATTATTTGAACTTCGCCAAGAGTTGCACCATATTCAGCAGAGGTAATAATTCCAGCAAAACTAATTTTCTTTGCTGAAGTTGCACTATCAGGAAATAACTCAAACAATGCGTCAGCATTATCACCTGTTGTTAAAACATCATCAATAAATGTTGTATAACCTGCACCTGTTTCACCAGGGGCATATAAAAGTTCTGCTGAACCTTCTCCAGCAATTAAACCACCAATATTTGTTTTAAAGGTATCTCCTTGCTTTGTTGTCTCCATAATATCTTTTGAGATAGACAAAGACCAAGACCTTGTTTGACCAACATCAGCTTCAGTACCGCCAGCGTTTTCAAACATGATTTTTCCAACATCACCCTTAATAGCCATAACAAAAGAAAGTATTTATTTTATATTAACCTTTTTTAGGTTTTTTCACATCTTTTTTTAAACTTTCTTGGTTTTCCATATATCTTTTGCAACGTCCGTCCCAATAGGCAGGGTCACGTCTACCTTTTACAGCCTCTATAGCATCAAGCATTGCTTCTGTTATTTCCATTTAAAGCTCCTCATAAATATTAAAAGTGATTCTAATTTGTGTTTGAAACTTACCTTCTGGACTTGATGTTAGAATCTCAGGGCCGATAGGTGGGTCAAAAATCACATTAGAAACAGTAATTCTATTGTATAAGTCCCTAAGTCTTTTGCAAATTGTAAAGTTAGACCCTCCTCCAAGACCTTCCTCTGTAAAAACATTTAAAAGAACCAAACCAACAACATTGTTTGTAGCAGTGCTTGAATCACCTTGAGTTAGATATTCATTTGCACCAAAGCTGGTAACGCACTGTACAAAGGTATCTTCTGTTGTAGAGTCAAAAGCCATGTTATTAAATATCACAGGAATTGCTGGGCTTGAAGCAAGCTCTGTGGCTAACCTAGCCTCTATGGTGGATCTAACTGTGTTTAGGTCTGTTGCAGCCATCAGATACCTCTTTTAATCTTTTCATATTCTCTTCTTGCATATTGTTCTAATTCTTTTCCAATAAGTTCTGGAAATCCAGCAACAGTTTTTTGTCTTGTTCTATAAGTTCCACCCCATGATGGAGGTAAATTTTGACCAAAACAAACAGGTTCAGCATATACAACATTATTAATTATTGTTCCTTTAAATGGCTTTACATCAGTCTGCCAAGCTGATCTAAGTCTGCCAGTATCTACTGGAGTTGCTCTTTTTACTCTTCTAGTCCATTCAAATGTAGTCGCATGGACAAGATTTTCAACAGCTTCTCTCATTACATCATCTATTTGGTCTAATCTAATTTGTCTCGCCATAGTTACCTCAAGATAAGATCAAAACTTACAGGTGTATTATTTTGCTCATTCGTAATAATTTGAATAACTTTAAATTCTACGCTACTGATAACAACTCTATCTTTTGTTGTGGGTACAAAAGTTAAATCCCCTGCTGATATTGTTAACCTTTTGTCCTGGGATTCTATAAGATCATTAACCTCAGACTTTGATACATTACTTAACGCACCTTTGACAGTTGTATCAGATGTAGATTCTGTTATCGCTCCTGTTGTTGTGTTATAACTACCAGCCGTTACCTGTCTAATAGTTACATCACCTCCAAGCTTGCTAAGAGTTTTTGATGCTGCTTTTTTTAATGCGTTAGCAATACTCATAAGAAATAAGCAATAACCTGACCACTAGCCAAAGTAATACTTGTAATAACACCACAAACTTCAGATGATGCCTTCATTGTGATGCCGTTGATAGTTGCAGATCCATTCTCTGTAATGTTCTCAGCAACAAAAGTTGCCTCTGCGTCTGTTAAACAATGCACCTTGCCAAATCTGCCTGTATGGGCAGCAGTGTTAGTAATGATGATTGCTGCTGGATAGTCGTAGCCGTAGCCCATTGTTAAGACCTCTTGATTTGTAAGTTTGCTCTTCCACCTATTCTAATACCCATTAAGTAGTGGTCAACGATTGGTGGAATACGATCAACCCCGACTGCTCCATAAAATCTAGGAGTTACATTTATATTACCAATACTTACAGCAGCAAAATCTTCTAAGCCACTTAATTCAAGTCCGTTCCTGTTGTTGTTTAGATAAACAGCTAAAATAACCTGTGCATTTTTTACCCGATCTGGGATTTCAGTGTCAAGGTAATAGTCAGCAACTAATCTATTTGGAAAACTCAACCCATACAAGTTTGTGTATGTGTCAGGTTTTCTTACTCCTGATCTCGGCCATTCAAGTGCCTGGGTATCAGATACCCTGGCTCCCAAGAATTTTTCTCGATCAATTCTTTGTGCAGCCGTAAATAATGCTCGGTTTTTATTGTCGTTGCTTGACCCATCCCATGCGGCAGCATCATCACTGAGGACTAAACCCTCAATAAAAGAGTTTGCATCAGAAAGACCTATATAAGTGTTGGCATTTGCACCACCAACAGTTGCATCAAGGGTTATCGCCATTTACTGTTACCTTTTGAGGCTTGCGTTTTGGTTTTGGCTTAGATGTGGAAACAGAAGCCGCCTTTTGAGCAGCTTCGTTTTGTTCCCTCATTCGCTTAAAAGCAAATATAGCCATTAGCTAGATGCACCCTTAAGTGCAACAAAGTTAATGACAATCGCTTCACTTAGTGAACCGCCTGACACGTTAGAAACTGTGATCTTGAATGAACCAGCAGCAATGCTGTTTGCACTCACGATATAAGCCCCTGCTGTACCAGCAGATCCATGACAAGCAACGACAACATCAGTTGCAGCAACCTTTGTATTGGTAACTGTAAAAGATACCTCTGCGGCATCTGCTAACGCTGCATTGTTCATTGTGATCTGACCTGACTCTGTACTTAGAGTTACGGCAGTTCCCTTGTTGGTGGCCTGAGTTACAGTTCCACCGTCTGTTGGCCCAGCTAAAGATCCAGCAGTGATTTCAAATAATGATGGCATGATTAATCCTGGTTAGATGCGACAGTTGCACGAACAATACCGATGTTCTTTGTCTCGTAAACTTTCGACCAAGAGGCTACTGTCTCTAATACGCTACGAGTTGGGTTCACTGTTGATACCGCATACTTCAAACCAACTGGGTGGTAGATGTAGTGAAGGTCAACAGCCATTGCTTCTTCCAAAGCTAGAATGTCTCTATCAGTTTGAGTTCTGATTGGTGCTTGCTCACCAGTAACAACTGCTCCTTGTGTAAAGAAGAAAGTTGAATACTCTGTTGAAGCTCCACTGTTTGCAGTAGGAACATCATCAGAAACAATCACGTTAAGACCCATAAAAGTATTAACAGTTGTTGGGCCGTCAAATGCTCTTGTTGTGCTACCAGAAGCTGCTGCTGTATCAGGAGCACCAGTATTGTCATAGATACGATCAATAGCATTACGCTCAACCAAGTCATAAAAGACTTTTGAGTGCATTGCAACTGATGTGATCTTGTTTCCCTGGTCACCAAGTAAAGCTTGTGCTTTAGCAACGTGTCTAGGACTCAAAGTTGTAGGAGTATCACCTGATTCTGAATCTATGCAAAGATCAAACAAAGCTGAGCTGCTATCGTTTGCAGTCATAGAACCAAATGCACCAGTTAAGCAAGAATATAAATCCTTTTGCTTCTGATTATTGACATATGCAGCCATTTTTTGTGCAATAGCAGCCATAGGATCAGGGCCACCACCAACTGCTAATGCAGCTAAGTCTCTGGAACTGAAAGCACGACCTCTATGTAAAACAGCAGCGATTTGATTATCGGCTGTGATCTTGCCTGGTGTTAATGATGTTGAGTCTGTAAGAACTTCAAAATCGCCAGATAGATTTGCTTTATAAAATGGAATTTTGACGAAATCCCCACCTCTTTCTGAGGATAGATTTAATTCTGCCAAAGGTGTAACCACCCCACTCTGCAAGAAGGCATCTCTGTTAGTTGTCTCTTCTATTAGATAAGGAGTGAACACCTCTGGGATAATTAAATCACTTCTTAATGTTGCCATTTAGATTTAAAAATTATGTTCACTTTGAGGCACAACCTCTGACATGGCACAACCACGTTGTTTCTATATTAACCGCTAACTTGGTTTTTTAACATATTATATTTATTTACATCTGTTCTAAATAATCTTGCCTGTTCTGTCAAATTAAATGAATCTGGTGCAAATGGATTTTTTTCACCAGCTAATACTGTATCAGTCTGAACCTTAGTAGTCGTTGCTCCACCGCCTTGTGGTCTTGGGTTCTTTTGTACCCATTGAGGCATTTTTGACATTGCCCATTCTTTAACTGGAGTCCTGTTATAACCATCAACGATGACAACAGTTCCATCTGCTTCTCTTGCAAGCTGGTCTTGGTTTATTTGCGATAATACATATCTTGGATCATGTACCACATCAGCAAGTGCTGTTACTGCTGGGGCTTCAACCTCAAGCTGTCTTTGTTTAGCTTCTAGTTCTAATATTTTTTTATTCTTTGATTCTTCTGCATCACGATATTGTTGAGCTTGTTTTGCAATCGCTTCGTCATATTTACCTTTTGCCTCTAACTCTTCCTGTTCTTTTT